GAAGTTTCGCATCTGTGCCGCGCCAAGTTTTTCCTGCAAGGCAATCCCTTCGTTCGCCAGCGTCTCTTGCTCGGCAGACGTGCCGCTGATTAGTCGCGCAAGTTTTTCTGTGATGTTTTGGATGTTGACGCCAAGGGCGGTAGCAAAAGCAGTCCCGATCTGCTCTGCGTTGAACATTTTTTTGAACACCGAACCAGCCACCCTTGAGCTGTTCTGGAGCTTCGAAAGCGAGTTCTGCACGCTCGCAAAAGCCGCCCTCGTCGCATCGACCGCCCGCAGAATAAATGATGCCTCAGCCATGTTATTTGGAGATTTTGTTTTGGTGTTCGATGTAAGCCAGCCAGCCGTTCAATTCTTCGGCCGGCATCGCGAGCACCTCGTGGGCAAATTTGTGCAGACGGTCCGCGAGCGCGTAAACGGCGAGGAGGTCTGCCGCCTCCCCGCCGTAGATCAGTTTTTTAGGTCGTCCACCTTCGGCGCGTCATCGGCGAGAATGGCGTTTGCGACGCGGCCGACGACGTTGCTGTCCGCCTTGTTCAACAGCGTCGGCTTGTGCTCAATCGTGAACAGCTTCGCGCCGTGCTCGTCGGTGGCCTTCATGATCAGGATGTCAACGAGCAGCTCCATGTCGTTTTCTTTGCTGCGACGATAGAGCCGGTTCTTTTCCGAGAGCGTGACCGGCGTTGCGTGCACCACGAGCTTCCACTCGGGCACGTCGATCTTGCGCGTGCCGAGTGAGGCGAAGTGTTCCCTGACGAGGTCAATTGCGTCCATGTGTGTTGTGTGTGTTTTGCCTGCGAAATTAAGCCGTCAACGTTGAGAGCGTCCCGTTACCTTCGAAGGCAATCGAGCCTTCTACGATGCCGTCAAAGCTGGCACTTACGTTAAACTGGGTCACGATGGCCGCGCCCGAATAGTAAACGTCGCCGGTGGATGCGCCCTCTGGATAAAGGTTCAGCGTGACCGAGCTGCCGATGGTGATCAGGAGTTGGCCGGCGTCGCCTTCGTCCCAGTAAAGATCGCCCGACGCGCTCCAAGTTTTCATGGATGCGAGCCGGGTGCGGTAGGTGTCGCCGATGACCGAATCTTCTACGGTGTCGGAGGTGTGGGTCAGAGCGTAGTTGCGAAGCTCGCCGATGGTGGTGCTGGATAATTTGATTAGGCCGTCGCGGCCAAGTTTGGTTGCCATAAAATGAGGTTAGTCGGTTGAAAAATAGATGCAGTTGAAAGTGTGCCGAGCCGAGCCGAAGCGCCGGTCCTCGTCTGGTTCAATCGTATATTCCACGCTCGTCAAATGCAGGTCTTGACACTGCCCGCCAAGCGTAACGTCGGCGAGAACGGCGGCCTCGACCGCTGCGCTGCCAGTGTCGAAAAGGTCATCAATCAGGTAGGTGCCGCTTTCGGCGGTGAAGTAGTCCACGACGAGCTGCAGCTGCCGGTATTGCGTGCGGTTGCTCGGCCCGAGCGTGCGAACTTCGATTTGCTCGCTGACCGCGTAAACGGCTGCGGAGGGAAAGCTGACGCTCGCAATCGTGTTGTTGCGACCGCGTAAGATGTTTGCAGTCGGCACGACGAGAGCGCCGGTCAAGGCGTTGGCGGTGGCGTTGCGAATGTTTGTGCGGGTGCTCATGCTGCTGCGGTTTTGATTGGCATCGCTCCGCCGACGCGGGTGAAACCAAGATTGACGGCGCGGTTGGCTAGAACTGCGGCGATTTTCTTCGTGGTCGTTTTGATTCGTGAGTTGATCGCGCCGTCAATCATGCGCTGATAATTTGGGATCTTCACGTTGTGCGCCGTGGCTTTGATGAACGGCTGCGGACCAAAGCTGGATCGCACCGAGCCAAACAGCTTGTTCCCGTTCGCCTGCGGCTTGAGCTTGTCGCTGAATTTCTTGTAACGCGCCCCGGCGACTTTTGCCGACGAGTTCCAGCCCGAGACGGTCCAGCCGACGCGTCCCTCGATCTCGTTGCGATACTTTTTGAAGTCGCTGCCGAACGCGAGTTGGTCCGGCTTGCCGGTGATTCTTCCGCGAGCGTTTTGTTTGCGCCGATGTTCAAGGCGCAGCGCGTCCTCATTCTCCAAAAGTCGCATGCCGTAGTAGTGCGAAAGCTTCGGGTTGCGCAGAAGCGCCCGCAGTTTCTCGACCTGCCGGTTGCGCACGTAACGCGCCATCGATGTGTAGAATCCGCCCTTGGTCGCCTTGGCCTGCAGGTCTTGGTAAACAAGCGGCTCAGCCAGTCTCGAAAAGTCGGCTCGCACCGCGTTTGCGCCCTGCTGCTTGCTCTTGGGCGGAGTGAATTTGACGATGGTTTGAATCGCGTATTTGGCCTCCTCCTTGATGACTTGCCCGAGGTCCACTTTTGCCGCAAGCGCGAGCCGCGCCAACTGATATTCGAGCCGGCCGAACTTTGCTTCGATCTCGATCATATTGATTTCTGAACTTCGAGTTCACATCCCGCGCCCTCGGCGTCGAGCATCACGCGATCAATAAAATAGGTGATGCCAGCTCGGGAAAGCGTCTGCGTGACCTGTGGAACGGCGCTCACGCTTGTCGTGAGCAGGAACACGGTAAAGCGCGAATCGTCGCGGCGTTGGTCCTCGAAGTCGGCGAAGGCGTTGCGTGATGCGGACCAGATGCCGGTGACCGCCGCGCCCTGATACGTGAACGAAATGCCGGCCTGCTCCAAGATCGCGGAGAAGTCGGAATTGATCTGCGTCGGGTCAAAGTCTCGGACGGCGGCCATACAATTGCGCGAATCGTCAAACCGTGCCGAAGTGCTGCGCGTGCAGCGCCGGCCGGTTCTCCCGCAGCCACGGCTCGGCGTCTGCCATGCACTTGGCCGCGTCGTAACCGCACGTCTGAGAGCCGACGTGGTGCACGTAGGCGCGTGAGATAAAGTGGCGGCGCTTCATGTCCGCGCATTGCACGTCGTCGCTGAACCAATTGATCGGCGGGAAGTCCACCCATGCGTCGCGGTGAATCCACGCGCAAATAGGAGCGATGACCCGCGTCTCGACCACGAATTCTTCCGACTCAAATCGCAGCAAGTCCAAACGCCCTTTGCCGCAACGGATGTTTTGCGTCCCGCGTGCGTAGTCCGAGCGTGCTGCGACGTAGCCGATTTTTCCGAACGTCTGGCGCAACGCATAGGCGTCGTAAAGCAGGGTCTCCCACGTCGTCGGCGTGAAAACTATGTCGTCGTTGCAAATAACCAGCTCGTCATGCTCCTTGAACGCGATCCCCGCCGCGTGGTTGTAAGCCTCGCCGAACGTGTTCCCGACGCCGTGGAAATAGTAGGTGCGTATGTTGCGTGGCACGTAGGCTTTGACCGACGCCTTGAGCACGTCGAGACACCTTGCGTTGGTCGTGCAGACGACGATTGCCGGCTCGGGAATCATGCTTTTTTCGCTCCCAGAATTTGCTCGATGTTCTCCGCGTCGATCAGCGTGCAGCCGCTTGCAAGCACGCGCTCATCCCAGTTGTGAGGCGGAACCATGCCGTCGTCAGCGTTGACCTGAATCGTGCCCGGCTCGGCTGCGCTCGGCTCGCCTACGTCGTGCAGAAACTGCTTCGCCATTCCCATCGTCTCGGCGTCGTCGGCCTTGACGAGAAAGCGGTGTTCGATGCGCTCCGGCTGCGCCGCTGTCGAAAGCCAAGCGTCGCGGAAGGCGACCGATTTGGTCGAGTTGCCGAGTGTCTTTTGCGTCAGCCGGATCTTCGGCTGGGTGTGCTTGTGAAACACGAGCTGCAACGCCGCCGCGTCGTCCAGTTGGCCGGCGAGGCGGTAGGCACGCGCCGCGAGGTCGTGCCCGGCCCACCCATACCATTTTACTTCGTGAGTCCACGGCCGATCTTTCTCCTTAGGCTCGGCGAGGCTCAGCATCCGCGACGCCCAGAAGCTCGCCCGCTTGCCGTCGTTGCGCTCGAACGCCAAGAGAATGACCGACGCGATGGCCTCGCGGCACCAAGGGAAAACGCCGTGCGCCAACATTGCGAACTGCATTGCCTCGCGCCGAGAAGCGACAAGCCGCGCAAGGTTCAGACCGACCTCGTAGCGGAAGCTGTCGTCAAGGTTTGGGAAGCTCAGCGCGATGCGTCCGAACTGCTCGGCTGCGGTCTTGTTGCCGGCGCAGTAATGCTCTTGGTGAATGTAAAAATATTGGGTGGCGGACTCGGCCACGCTGCGCCCGAGAATCGCGAGGTTGCGCTTGCGGTTGTCCTGCTTGATCGCAATCGGCTGATGGTGCCAGACCGGGGTTGACCAGTCGAAATGCCGGTCGTTCGGAAGTAGGAGCAGATTTTCGTGAACGTCGTGATGCCAGATGCGCCCGCTCGCAAATGCGCTGCGCCGAACGATGCGCTCGCGGTGGAGCTTTTTCCCGGTGCCGCGCACGTCGTAGGGACAACGAATCATGAGCACGTCGTCTGATAGCTCCGCGAGCCGGTCCCGCAGCTTCTCAGCGTCCGCAATTACGTCGTCGCAGTCGGCCCAGATTAGCCAGTCGCCGCACGCCTGCGCGAACGCCTGATTGCGTGCTCGGGCGAACGAATCGACGTGCTTCCACGCCTGCGCCGTCGCGCCGTTCTTGTATTCGGAGAACACGAATCCGACCGAGTGCGCCGCGCACCAGTCGCGGACGATCTGCTCGGTGCCGTCCGGTTCCTGCGAGCCGATGGCGCGAACGAGTGAAACCTCGTCAATTACGCCGTCGAAACTGTCGAGCATCGCGCCGATTTGTGCCGCCTCGTTTCCCGTAATTACGCAAAGCGAAAGTATCATGGTCGTCGTTGTGTGCGTCAGGTCTTGACCAACGCTCGGACCGGTCAAAACAAAAAAGCCCCACGCCGTAAAGCGTGAGGCTGTTGTGAAACCTAATTCCGGTTAAGCGTATTGGGTCGCGATGAGCTGACCAGCGTTCGAGTTCACGATCTTCTCGGCGGTATATTGCGAGGCGCGAACGATGTTCGACTTGATCTTCTCTTCGCGGTAGGTCGAGACGCCGATGGCCGGACCATACTCGGACCAGTTCAGCGTGAAGCCTGCGCCTCCGCCGAAGTAACCGGCTCCCGCCTGCGTGACCGAGCCCACCCAAATATAGGTGTTAGCCCAGACGTTTGCGGCGGAGAAGGCGATGCCCTCGGGTGCGCTGTCGTAGGAGGCGCGACCGATCAGAACCTCGGCGACGCCGAACACTTCGGCGGCTGCTTGGGTGCTGGCGTTCAAGATCGTGTCGGACGAAAGACCGGTGCCGCGCAAACGGTTTTGGAATTTCGTGGAAGCGCGGACGCGGGTCCATACTGGGTATGGGATGACGACGCGGGTGTTGGTCGTGGACTCGCCACGCGCAAGCATCCGGTCGAGAGCTTCCTGCACGTCTTGACCAACGTCGAACGTGGCCAAATTGGCGACGGTGTAGGCGGTGCCGGAGTTGGTCGAGGTGAACGCGGCGTTGTCGAAGATTTTTGCGGCGACGCGAAGCTCGTGCGCGAGCAAGAGTTTGCGCTTGGCGAGCTTGGCGGCCATCACCTCGGCGTCGAAGAAGCGGGCAACGTCGAGGGTGACGGTATCGTCAACCGCCTCCTCGTAGCCGTATTCCAGAGCGGTGTAGGTGTCTTGAGTGAAGGCGCGGGTGCCACGAGCGTAATCGCTGTATGGAGCGCGGTTCTTCATATCGCTCTTGAGAAGTTGGCCCTCTTTGAGAACGAACGATGGGTATTGGCCGGCGCGGACTGGCACGTCGAGAATCGGCATGACGGAGGTGCCGATCAGACCGGCCTCCCAGTCTTTTGCCTGCTCAACTACGCCAGCGATGTCGCCACGGAAAATGGCTGCGGAATTTGAATACATGGTAATTAGTTCTTAATGGTTAGATGTTCCTGGGAAGCATCTCGATAATCGTAGATGCGTCCGAAGCGGTGCTGAGAGATTTGCCGACCGTGATCGTGCCGGTGATGGCGACGGTCCCGTTGGCGGTTGAGAAAAGCGTGTCGCCCACGGTCACGGGACCGGCGAGCAAGGTAGCTTTGATGGTGGTGCCGCCGAGGAATTCGACGGTGACTTGATCGCCGGAAGCGGCGTCAATCGTTGCAACGCCGTCGGGCAGAGAGGCGGTGGCTGCAAGACCGACGCCTCGGTTGTTGGAAATCGACACGAGACGAAACGCGGTGATAGCCGAGTTCGCCAAGAAAGTGCCGGTGTGATTGAATGAAGTTGCCATTTTAGTTTTGGATTAGAGTTTGACGAG